TTTGCAGACAAATGACTAAATACTCCTAAAGGTTCTAGTGCTGAGTTGCCATATTTCTGATTCTTTGCTATCAGCATTTCCTGAATCTCTCCAAGGACTTTGTAAACCTGTTCGTGAAAAGTCATAAGTGTAGTTCTATAAATTTAATCCACCAATAAGCTAGGGCCATAATTAAACTTATGAACCCTAGCCGCATGGAGACCTGTTTAATTTTATTTAAAGAATCTTTTAATGACACTTTCTTTCTGTTCCTTGTGGAGGTAGAGCTTCTGTCTGAGAATTTCAATAAGCTCTATAGCTATGTGATTATCAATAACAGCTATGTTTTCTCTGTAGTCAATAACGAGTTTTCCTGTTTCCTCATCGACATAGAAATCTAAGTCTTCGTATTTGTATTTAATCATCTGTAGTTGTGTGTTAGGTGTCTCTGTATTAGTTCTAGTTTTATTATATACCGAGGGTTCTGTAGCAGTTCTGCAAGCCTTGGCTCTACAGCACCACAGAAGTAATTGTAGAAGATGTCGCCTGCTTCAGGGTGATCTTCCATCTCCATGTCTGCCTTAATGCCGTTGCGTTCACAGAACACGCACGATCTAACAGCCCTCTTGATTTGGTCCTTTGAGTATTTCATCAATAACTGAGTTTAGGTAAGTAACGTAGATTGCTAGAATTAGTGCAAACATTCCGAATCCTACGCTTACAAGCCATAAAGCTACGCAGAATCCTATTGCTACGTTTAAGAATTTTAGAATTTTCCAAAGTATTGGTTTCATTTAGGTATGAATTTTATGGGTTCATCAGTTACATTTCCATTGTAATCTAGCAGTTTACCATCTTTTTCAAACCATACTTCAACGTGCTTGCTTCTATAATTTTGCACTAGGACCTTAATCTTATCCTGCACATCCTCTAGGGAGAGCCACTCCCCGTGACCAATATCCTGCCACGGGGTGTACTCATTGAATTTATTGATAAACCTACGTTTAAGCGTGTAATCAGAACGGCAGGCTGCTTTCCGTTTGGGCATACTCTTTTTTACTTACATGACCTGCTTCTTTCTTCTCAGCAACTACAGAAGGCTTGTTGTCTGACCAGAATACCTTTCCTGATCCTGTGTAGAACTTAGGCTTCTTAGCTTCTCTGTCCTCTTTGGACTGCGATACATAAGAGTTTACATTCTGACCCCATTCGTTTGCTGTGTCGTTCTGACTAATGGTGATTGATACACCTTTTAGACCTTTTGCCTTTACTGTGTTTAGTAAAGTTTCTAGTGTTTCCTGCTTGAGAAAAATCTCAGATAAATTTGCCATAATTGTTGTTTTTTAGTTTGTGAAGTAATAATAATTGTTTCATTTTAAAGATTCTAGGAATTGGTCATATTTTTTCATGAAGTCATCGAAGTTTTTAACTATCCAGTACTGACCTCCTGACTTTTCTATGTTCTCCTGATAGACTTTCTGATCTTGACTCTGCCTGTCCTTGCCTATCTTGACCTCTATTTTTACCGACCTTCCAAGGATTGTAGCTGAAATATCTGCTGATCCTTTGGTTGATGTTGACTTGCCCCAAGTCATAGATCCGATGGTCTTGGTTCTTCCAATTACATCGGTCACTTGCTTTCGGTTGTCGATTGGTCTACCCATTGTGTTGATACGCTCTGCTTGGTATCCACTTAGCTCTAGGAACTCCTTGACGCACTTGGTTAGTCCATTGGCTGTCTTATCCTCGTACTTCGGTGTTGATATAGCATACTTCGGCACATTGGGATAAGATTCTAGCATCGACTCTTGCTTGAGTTGTTTTAGAATGTCAAGTGGTTTCATATAGATAGTTGCTTATCAAGTTGATTGTACTGCTCGATTGCTTTAAATATCTGATAAACTACTTGGGGAACTATTGCGTTTCCACCGGCTTTTATTGATTCTTGTCTCCATTTAGAAAAGCTAATAGAGTCCAATCTGTCGGAAAGCCCATCATCTCCATCACAAATTGGGGGGACAGTTGGGAACATTTGGAAGTCTGCTCCTGGTAATTTATTGCGTCTTTTAATGAGTTTGTCATTGGGTTGTGACCTTCCCTCGGAGCGTTGCCTCTCCTCCCGGCATTCATGTCCGATACTGTCGGAGTCGGAAGCATTGTAGGCAATAAACCAAATTCTATCCCTTCTGTGCGGGGCGTTAACGGCACAAGCTGGAAGTAAAAACGGTGTGACTTCGTAGCCTTCAGCTTCCAGGTCAGCCTGCACTTCGTCGAATACCAACCCTCCATTCCAATTAGTAAGCCCGCGAACGTTTTCGCCCACAACCCAGGTCGGTTGAATCTCCCGAATTGTTCTAAGCATCTCAGGCCAGAGGTGTCTCTCATCCTCTTTTCCAAGTCTCTTTCCTGCGGATGAGTATGGTTGGCAAGGGAATCCGCCTGTAAGGATGTCAATTGTTCCTCTGTGAATAGAGAAATCTGTTTTTGTGATGTCATTGTAAGTAATTGCTTTTGGCCAGTAATATTTTAAAACTTTTTGTCCGAACTCATTCCATTCGCAATGGAAAACGTTTTCCCAACCCATCCATTCTGAGGCTAAATCAAAACCTCCAATTCCGCTAAATAATGATCCGTGTCTCATACTAAAAAGGCAAATCAAAAGCCTCTAAATGCAATACAGGATTCTTATAGTCAGTTCCAAACCTGCTTAGGTATTGAAATGCGAGTACCCTATTGTCTTCTCTCATCTTTAGCCAAATCCCTTGGGTGTAAGTCTTATCATAGTCTCCAGGTCTCTGCTCCATAAACTTATCCCAGAATACTTCAAATGGGATTTCCGTAATCTCGTCTAGTGCTTCAATCATTGCTTAAATCTTTAAATGTGATAGGATACTGAGATAGGTAAGGTAATACTGCTTCTAGCTTAGCAAACTTTATGTATGCACCATTGACATCTAAAGCCTTTATCTGATGTATCAGAATCTTTGGCTCTCCTTTTACTTGGTCAAATGAGTATCTCACAATCTCAAATGAACCTAATTGTTTTCCGTTAATTATCATTTTTTCAAGTGTTTATATATCGTTGTTCTACTTACATTCAGCATCTCGGCAAGCTCCGACCTGTTAAAGTCAGGTATGGCTTCCTGAATCTGCTGTATCTTTCTTTCAATCGACTCATTCTTTAATGAGCGAACCAACTCGTTTAGCTCTGAACTCTCAATCGAGTTAATCTTAATCTTTTTAGACATGGCAATGAAGTAATTACTCAACTTCTCTGCCTTTAGGAGACTATCCTTGCTTACCCAATCAAAACCACTAGAATTATTGTAAGCAGTAATCGAATTAATAATCAGAGCGAATCTAGGGATGTAAGCCTTCTGCTTACTCAACATACTCTTGACATACTCAGAAATATCATCTGAGTTCTGCATATCCGTAATGTTGTTAAATATCCGTTCCCATTCCTGCTCTGCTTCCGTATCAAATCGTATCACTCTAGGCTCAATCTCACCGAACTTATTGAACTGCAAGACTTCTTTTCTTATGAGGTTATAGAACTGCGACATATAAGCCTCGTACCAATCCAATACTTCCTGATCTATCGCATTCCTGTTATAATGCTCAATGTCCTTATCAGGATAGCAAACAAGCAATCTATCTAGGAATCCATTGTCCTTGTTCTCCAAGGTAGAAATCTGCGAGAATATCCCAGGCTGTATGCCTCCAAGAACAGGAATCAATGGCGATTGAATAAAGCTACTCTTTGCAGTCTTTCGAGTCATGATAGCCTCCTGATTCGACCAACATGACAGCCAAAACTCTAGGTCAGAGCCAGGCTTGTACTTGTTCATGTCCTTAATCCATCCGTTTAGCTCATCCTTAAATACTGCAATGCCTACTGCGTTCTCCTCATGTAAATCCGCCAATGCCTCCACAGTCACATCGTTCACAATAATCTGCTTTCTAACAGGCTCTTTGACTTCCTCCACATCTTTCTTATCCTTTGTAGAAAGCTTCTCATATTCCTTGTACTTCTTGTATTCGTTCTGATAGTGCTTAATCTCAAAACTATTCTTTTTAGCCAATGGGAATATGACCGCATTTATACTAGGGGTCTTACCTAGACCTGCCTTACCAATTAATCCTAGCCAAATGTTTACCGACTCTCTCCATCCTGTCTTGACCTGAACCTTGCAGCTGTTACCAATACATATAGAAATGTACCAAAGTAAGGAGCAACCCATATAGTCAATAGAATGATTCAATGTTTTCTGATTCAACAGAATATAATTCTGTAATGTCTCAGGGAACACTTCTAGCGGAAATATCAGCTCTTCCTTTGGAATCTCTATTCGCTCAATCTCTACCTTCTTGATCTTGCGTTCTCCATATCCTTCCTTGTACAACTCTCTAGCAGCCTCAGAGTAATTTCCACTAAAGAACTTCCATGCGTAGATAGCAAATGGGCTAAGAGGTGTCTCATGCGGGTAGATGGTTGCAGTAGTAAACAGATAGCACAGACCTGTGTCCTTGTAGATAAATCCGTGTAGTGCATCCTTGCTTTCTACTTTGCGTAGAACTATGCGATCAGATAGGTGCTTAATGGCACTAAATTCGCCTTGTAAGAGGTCCAATGCCTTGTTCCTATGGTTATAATCATCCCAAGGTGTTAGACCGCTGTAATCGGCCTCTTTTGGCCTCGTTTCATCTACCCTCTCCTCATAATGAAAATACTTACATAGATTCATCAACAGATCACGCTCTTCAGGGGTAATCTCCTGGACTTGCTCATAAGACAATTCACTTACCTGATTATCGTAGATGTAGATGTATCCACCTGAACCTCTAGTCTCAATCAAAGCCTGAGAATGTCCCTTGAGTGTAGCAAGCTTTCTGTTGCCTTCAACCTTAGAGCATCTGTAGATAATGTGATACCCTGAGTTAATAGTCTTGTAGATTACGAACTTCCTAGCAAAGTCATCTATGTAATCTGAAACGAATGCTATAAACTCATTCCAAAATTTCTTACCCTCTTGTACACTAGGGAATACTTTTAGGTCTATGTCTATACATTCAGTACCATAAAATCCTGTAATAATACCATAACCTTTAGTTTTAGACTCTAGCCTTTCTAACTCGGCTTTTTCTATCTTTTTGGTCTGGTATTCCTTCCATAAAATCAGCGGTTTTTTGCCTTCTGATATGGGCATGACGCTGAAGCCAGCGTTCAATAAATTAATTGCTCTTCCTAAAGTGACGTTCATTGCGTTTTACAAGTGTTTGTAGAAAATGGGCTATTTTTGGCAAAAAGTGTACACTAAGTTTACACTAAGTTTACACTAGAGTGTAAACCCCTAAAACCGCTTATACTCTCTAATTTGGCCGATTTTTGGCACTTTTTTGGCTTAGGTTTACAAGTTTACACTTTTTTTGTTAAAGTGTTTTTTTTTACCACCTGAAAATTTATTTTTTTTCATTTTTCCCAAAAAGTGTTCAAAGTGTTCACTTATTGCGATTGGAGCCAATGGAGGCCGATTTTGGTTTACACTTAGGTGTACACTTAGTGTACACTTGTGTACACCCCTGTTCTGATCTTGCGAACCCAGTATTGGACCTGTCCATAGGGTATGTCTAGCTTGTAAGAAATGTTAGCTATTTTGTATCCATCCTCCCATAATCGTTGCACTTCTCTAAGATTTTTTATGGTTATTCCTTGTCTCCTGCGGTAGGTAGTCAACTTAATAATCTCACAGATTTGGTGATGTGATAGTCCAGTGCGTTCTGTGATCTGCTTGTAGGGGTAATCGTTCTTGTACATTTCAATGACCTCATCTGCTAGTTTAAGATGCGCTCCGTTATTCTTAGCACGCTCGTTGGTCTTTAGATATTCCTTGTAGAGAAAGTTGTTTACTACATGGAATGATACTCCTAGAAACCTAGCAATGTTCTTGTTCTTTATTTTTAGCTTGTAAAGTCTGATGACTTCGTCTTTCTGTTCCTGTGTTAGTGATGTCATGTTAGTAGTTATAGTTGCAGTAGTCAAGGATATTTGTTAAAATGCGTTCTAATTCATTACCATTAATAGGTACTGAATCATATTCTACCTTATAGCTTACTATTTGGTCAAATCTCCTATTGTTTTTTACCACCATGGCCTCGATAAACCAGTAGCTATCGTAGAATCCAAATAGGTAAATATCATCCTTTAAATGCGTTACAATTATTTCTAGGCTACCTAGATGCTCTTCTTCTAATTCAATAAAGTTCATAGTTCTTCTTCTCTAGTGTTTACAAATTTCTTATTGTTTAAATCTTCTTCCTCCTTCATGGATATGAACATATCGCAGTACTCATATTCATAAGGCGTTTCAATAAAGTAAAACTGGTAGTAATTCGGAATAGCCGTATATCTGTAGCACTTGCTCCTGATGGGGCAATCTATGCCCTCGCACATGGTTATATCGCTCATGATAGTAGTTCTTTAACATAGTCCCTACACTCTTGAATCCTAGCCTTGGCTGTCTCAATTACCATAGGGTCATAGTCTATTTCAAATTCTTTTACTCTATAGCTGTTATCTACATGAGCGTAGCTTACAGGCTCCTCATGGGTCAGGTAGTCAGGGGTGTCCTGAAGCGTGTACACTAGCTTAGCCTTTCTAAGCCCTGTCAGGTGCATATATACCTGGAGCTGATAGTAGTAACCCATGTCAGGCTCCTGATCGAATAGAGGGAATGTAAAGCAGTCCCAGGAGGTCTTGAAGTCATAGACTATACCCTCATGCATACAGTCAGGTGTACCTGTGAAGAAATCATCCTCAAAGTGGTCTAGGTTCTTAATCATAAAGTCCTTATCCATAGCAACAGAATAGAACTCTATAGCCTGATCCTCTAGTGCCAATCCTTTCTGCAAATACTTAGAATTAATCTGCTTCTTGATTCCGTAAATCTGCTCTTTTACCCATTCCTCTAGGTAGCTCTTTGTAGTCTGGGATAAAGTCTCAGACTTAGACCTTGGGTTAGTCATTAACTTACCCAAGGCACTTGCTCTGCATTTAAAATTCATCCTAGTAGAAGTTTCTCGTTTTCAGCTGTCAGAATATACACAGCCTTAATCTGCTCAATAGTTACTTTTCCACTAGCTAGGGAATCCTTGGCTCCTTGCCACTTAGGATGCTTTGGACTAAGCTCCTCCTTTTTTGCACCATGATCATTCGTACTATCAGGGTCTTTGGTATCGTCAATCAGGAATAGTCCGTTCAATGCATACTTTCGAGCGTATGAGCTGCTGCTTCCAAACGACTGCGCTATATCCATGCCCTTGCGATTGACATCAATCCCTGCTTGAGCTGTGACCGCTCTGCCTTCTGTTCTACCTTCTTTATCCACCTGAATAGCAGCAGTAGATTCGATAAATACTATTCCACCTACTTCTTTTACCTCATCCTCTATGGTCAAGGTACATTCGTACTTTAACAGCAGGGGCTTTAGAGCCTCTAGGATGTCCTCGCAAGATCGGTACTTGTACTTCCCGAATGCGTTAAACTGATTCTTTGGAGCCTTTAGCTCCGCCTGGATTGCAATTAGTTCTTTCATGTGTTTGTGTGTTTGTTTTAATTAAGTAAAGTTCTCCGATTAATTGATCTAATTTTTTTACTAGGTCGTCCATGTGATTAAGTAAATTAAATTAATAAGTATTAGAAGTGTCGATGCTATGAGAAAATCTATGACAAAGTATTTTTCACTATGCTTTTTCACTATACCTATGCCTAGAGCTATCAGGACTGATAGTATCATGAAACAGGCAACATAGACAAAGGTCATGGCTTGTGATGTCTTAGAGTAGCAGACTTTGCGTACCTGAGTCCGTACTTATCCCATAGAAGCTCGAAGGTAGTAGCAATGGCTATACGCTTCTCTAGGGTAATTTCCCCGTAGTGCTTGGTGATAAACTCATCTACCATCTTTTATCCAATTAGGGTCTACAAATACTACCCATTGATTGCCTATCTTCTTAGGTGCTTGCACCCACTCAGCAGGGAATTTACCAGACCTGATAATCTGGTGAACTCGAGTTGATTTTTCACTATAGCCCTTCAGTACACCGTACTCTTGAGCTGACATCATTTCATAAAACATTTCTTAACCTCCTGTTCTAACTGTTCAACAATAAATGGATCTAGCACAGAACAGATAGTCCTGTAGTGGTCTGAGAATTTCTCAGTCAGGTCATCGTAGATGTCCAAGGTCAGGGACTTTCCCCCACCGAAATAGAGTTCCAAGGATATGCCCTGGTTCTCGAAGGATTCCAGCTCGAGGGACAGCCCTGACTGGTCTAAGCAGTAATAATGGTCTTTTAACATGATTAAAGTGTTTAGTGATAAGCGAAATTACAAAAGTCTATATTCAATGCAAATAAATAATTAGTTTTTTTTCCACTATGGTGATTTTTTTTTCCACTATGGGGGACAAGTCCAACATTTTATTTTCCACTAGGGTCTTATTTAGAATCATTCTGTTTTACACTATGGGTTTTGTTTTCCACTATGGGTCAAGCCGCCATGTTTTCCACTAGGCCATGTTTTCCACTATGGGCATGGGTACGAGGTCGCCATTGGGCGCGTTCGGGCGCGGCCTTGATATCTACGTCAATCCATAAACATAGAAAGCCTATAGGAGCTATTTTTAAGCCCGTAGCGGGACGATATTTTTATTTTGGTATCCTTACATAGGCAAAGTATTTAAAGGTCTTATAATGGCTTAAAATGGCTTAAAAAAAAAGCCCTATAATTTAGGGCCTTATTTTAGCTTGGAAATTTTGTATTTAATACTTGCCAAACGCAAGTAATAAATTGATTTGAGCTTCTGGAATAATTGGAATTAACGCAATTGTCTAAAATTGCCTTATAAACATTTGAATACTTTGGGCCGTATTGGTCAATCATTTGGTCCACAAATTTTGCCGCGGCTTGGTAGGTTTTATTTTCCATATTTTTAGATATTATTTTTTAAACAAAATGTATCAAAGTACGCGTTTTCTTGCGCTTGAATGTATCTAGATAATTGCTCTAATTCCTTCAATTCTTTGTACTTATTTGAATTGCTGGAATAGGCGTAACCGTCGTAATATATTGGATCACCTTTTTTAATTTTTGCGCTTGTTTCTTTGCAAGTACTTGCAAATTTAGAAATCATAAATTTTCCCATTTTTTTTGAATTTAGTTAGTAAAAAAAGGGACCTAGTTAGGTCCCTATAATTAGTGAATTATTAGACCTACCTTCTTATTCTCGCTTATCCATTTTGTAGCGTTCAAATCATAAACGGACGCGTTAAAATATCCGTTACTTTCCAGCTCTTGCAAAGAATCAAAAATCCGAGCATGCCTTTCAGTATCTAGGTTTATCAATTCGTCGTTTTTTGATCCTAGGCTAAAAATTAAGTCCACATTTTCTGGAATATCAAAATTTCCCCTAATAAAAGAGTGACTCTTTGTATATGCATAGAAACGGACGGAAGGATTTAAACGGGCAATTTGTAGCCACTTTGCAAAGTAAGTAGGGGAATAAAAATCCCCGCTATCGTGTATACGGATATAAATTTGCTTTTCCGTTTTTACTTTCTTAATTGATTTGTCGATCAATTCAACAAAATTTTCTTGCTTGCTTAATTCATATCGATAGCTCATGCCTTTTTCTACGCTGTTAAATCTGTAGTTACCTTTTTTAGCGTAGCAAAGTTTTAAACAGCCCGCAGCAAATGGGCATGTAATTTTCCCGCTTTTTTTATCGTTTCCAGCTGGAATTGAAAAGTTAAAAATTTTCACATTAAAATAATCTTCTGTTTTTTGGAGCTTGCTATTAGCTTTTCCTAATAAGTTAATCATGATTTTTCCGTGTTTATTGGTTAAAATTTAATTCCATAAATTATAAACGTATTGGTAATCTACTTGCAATTCCTCCGCTAATTTTTCAAAAATCCGCTCTCTTATTAAGCTATCCGAAACGCCTATATATTCGTAAATATCGCCGTCTCTAAAAAGCTCAAATAATAAACCAGCAAAGGTGGCTTTTTCGCTTAGCTCCAATCCTAATTCGTCGCCAGGGTAATTTTCGAGATAAAATTTTTTGATTT